GTATGGTCATCTTTACTGACCCTTTAGGTCTACCACGACCTCTTTTTAAATTTTCCACTTTTTTCCCTTTCTAGGAAGTGATTACCATTTTGACTTTTTCTGAGGGTGGGATGCTCCACAAATATCTCAGAGCACAACCCACCCCCTCCCCCCCATACAAATCCTTACACGTTTACCCTACTGTATAAGCATACAGATCAGGGTTTACCCTTACCAGGTCTAAATGCGAATGATTCTCATTTACGTTTCATGCAAGTGAGAGTTATCGATGCACCTTTTTGGGTAGTCTTATCTTTCTAGGTGTTAACCCTTGTCTATCCTTCCCTTAGTGTTTACCCTACCATTAAATCCTCTGTTTGGGGTTGTCTGTTGTTTACCGAGATTCCTAACGAACCCAATTCCATGTCTGTTCTATATCCTAGATTATGGCAATGTTGGTAAAGGGCTAGGATGTTCTCGAACCCTACCGAAATATTGCCATTACCCGCTGATAATAAAATGATTCTTTGAGGGTCTGTCAATATCCTAAGAAAGTTGATTGTGTTAGGGCTTGGGGGTCTAGCCATTGTCCGAACCTTAAAAAGAATTAAATTAAATTAATTGTACTTTATTAGGGTTTGTCCCTATGTTTTTTTTCTTTTTTGTTGCTATTCTATCTATGTGTTCAATCCGAACACCAACTAAACAGGTGTAAATATGCGACAAAGTTACAGATCCGAATTCCGAAATTTTGACTACGACATTCCTCAATTGCCCGAGGGTTTTGCAGATTCCTCTTGGCACAATAATGTCTGTCCATCATTCGAGAGAAAGCTTAATGACACTCACTCAATCACTTTATGGGTGAACTATGCGGATGAATCTAGGCGGGAATGTGGGGGTTGCCAATTTATCGTTACTGTTCATCCAACCGAGGAAATGGGCATTGACATGGATTATGAATATGAGACAAATGATTGGGATGGTGCTATGAGTGCAATCAACGACATTTTGGCTAATGAGGCACAACAATGAAAAATACCATTTTAGACATAATCAGCGCTTTGGTCATTGGTCTAGCCCTTTGTGTAGGGTTGTTGGCTTACTTTGACGTTTTGGTTAAATAGAAGCTTGCAGCTAAAACCAGGGTTTACCCTAATTTACCAGGCAAACCCTAAACACTAAAATTCTCTCTCTCAATCAACTTTTAATAGGTGTCAACATGAAAAAATGGGTCAAGCAAGAAGTAAATTTCCTAGACATTAGGGCAATTTATACCGACATTACGACAGACCAAAAAATCCAAGAGACAAGATTGGGTCAATGCTTTGTCTACAACACAAACAAGATTTGTGAAAAGCCAACAGAGTTTTTTGTCCCTCAAGAATTCGAGGGTTGGGATTTTTATGCGGGAGGTTATAACTTAGAGGAGGGGCAAACTGTCTTTGAAATTGGCACATATTGTTGTGATGGAGAGGGCATTGTTGTTGTCTATTTATTCACAGACGGAAAAATCCAACTGTATGACCAAGGCATCCCCGAAATGATTCTTAGCTCTAACTTAGAGGAGGCAATGGAAAAGGCTACAGATTACGTAAGGGTTTGTTATCCATATAGTTACAAAGAATTCTTAGCCAAAAGCTGATTATCAAAATCTTTTTTAATAGGTGTTAATATGAAATTCAAAGAGCAAAAAAACGGAAACTATACGTCATTTGAACGTGTCTCACATAATGGCTATTACATAGTAAAGCTTTATAAAAGAGGTGAGTTAATAGACAAGATAATGACAGATACTTACAGGGCAGCTAATGAGTATTACAAAGCCTTTAATCTAATTGCAAAAAACTCTTAATAGGTGTTAATCATGGAAAAACTCACAATTACAGTAAATGTAGACAAGCATTATGGAGGATATTTATTTTATCCCGAATGTGATAATGCAAAGATATTCGCAGAATTAGCGAAAACCAAAACCCTAAGTTATCAAGCCCTCAAGCATATTAAAAAGCTTGGTTATGAAATAGTAGCCAAAGATTTCTCTAGCGCATTGGAGGGAATATGAAAACCGAAATTAGGCACATCAAAGTTGAATCCCAACAGTCTGCGGATTTATATCGTAGATTGACATTGGATGGCTGGCAAATTATGGACAAGCCATTGGGCAATGGTAGTGATGATGCAAGGCTAACGGGCGGTACATGGCTTTTTAAGGGCAATGAAACCGATGCTAGGGCAATGCAAGCCAAACGATGGCAAGAGGTCAAAGCATCGTCTGATCGGTTTTATTCTCAAGCTTGGGTGTAACTTTTAACTTTTTTTAATAGGTGTCAATATGAAAATTATTCCAATTGTTTCAATGTCTAAAAAAGACGCAAATGTTGTTTGCGGTTCTTTGACAAGTACAAGTAAAATGCCCTGTAAATCCTATTCTCTACCGACAGAAGCTTGCCAAACAGGGTTTAGGATGTCCAAGATTGAGGGTTCTATTTGTTCCTCTTGTTATGCAGACAAGGGTTTCTACAAAATGTATGAGAACAACATTAAACCCGCTCAATTTGCCCGTCTGGACAGTATCAATTCAGAGTTTTGGGTTTCTGGAATGATTTCCCACATTGGGAATGATGCATTTTTTAGATGGCATGATTCTGGTGATCTGCAAAGCTTGGAACACCTAGAGAAAATTGTCGCTATTTGCGAACAAACACCCAACACTAGACATTGGCTGCCAACCCGTGAATATTCAATAATCAAACAATTCATTGATAAGCACAAGTCTGTCCCCAAGAATTTGACAATCAGACTGTCTGCAATGTTTCCCGACAAGTCTGTTGTTATCCCAAAAAGTCTACAGGGCTTGCCTGGAATCACTTCTTCTAATGTTCACACACAAAAACCGCTGGGGAATGTCTGCAAAGCTCCTTCCCAAAATGGGGCTTGCTTAGATTGTCGTGAATGCTGGACAGATAATGTCGTTTCATATGCTTTGCATTAAGGATATATTATGTCTAAACAAATATTTTATAAAGCGATTTTTGATTCTAGACGTTTTCAATTTGAAGCATATGCCAAAAATGAAACATTAGCAAAAGAACACCTAAAAAAGGGATTAAATAATCACGCAAAAGATTATCAGATGCCAAATGATTGGTGGCATGAATATGGAGGAGATATATACGTTATTCAAATTGAAATTGGAAGACCAGATTTTAATTCATGCTATAGAGATAATCATTTAATATCGGAGAGCAAATGATATATGCTTGTCTAGCTTTAATCCTCCGAATACTTAGCGGGAAACGCTAACCTCAAGCCCACTTCGGTGGGTTTTTTCTTGTCTGTCAAATAAGGGCTTTAGGCGCTTTTTTTGTTTTGCGCCATACCTAGATGCATTTAGGGCAAAAAACGCTTAAAAAGGGCTTTTAAGGCTTTTAATCGGCATCTCTTCGCATATTTTGCGGATCGTCTCGTTCAAAGCAGATAATTCGTCCATTTTGTAGACGTTCCATAGCCTCCGCTGCCCGTGTATCCCGTTTAAACTTCCTCGGTGGCAATCTGCACAAAGTGGCATTGATGTAAACCATTGTCCCTGGTTTATTTCGTGGCATTCGCTTGGTGGTGGTGATTCACAGATAATGCATGGCATTAACTTTATTTTAGCAATATGCAATCTTTCACTAGCTGTTGGTTTAGCTTTATTCTTTGATTGCATTATTGAGTTGCTTTTATTTCAAGCCTGGCACTATATTGTTGGGTTCTCCAAACTTCGATTTTCGCTTGTGCTGCCGTCATTAACCATCGATACTTTTCCTCGGTTTCTACGGCTTCTCTGATTCCTCTCAAGATAACCCCATAATCTTCGTGTGCATATGCGTAAACCTCTTGTTTACCTAAAACCTCTGTTCCCGCTTGGCTCATTAACTGGGCTTTGCGGGATTTTCTAAACTCTTCCAAATACATTCGATCCGCTTTTGCTTTTGCGTACAAAGGAGCGGTGTCGATTAGGTATTGGATAGCCTTGGTGGGTTCATTCATACAATTCCTATTTATTCCTCGCAGGACAATTTCGCCCTTGGTTACAGTTTCCATGACAAGGTGGACAAACCTTCATATTCCGCACAAAAGAAGCAAAACTCTGTGCTGTATCGCCAAAGGATTTCATTTTCTCAAACTCTTGGGCGACCTCTTCTAGGGTTTTGTTTCGTTCTTCTGTCATATTTAACCCCTTTCCCTAATCAAATCCATTTGAACGTAACCAGTTGAAGCATCCAAAATTTCGATTATTTCATTGCGTTCATGCTCTGCTACCAGCATGGCAAAGTGTATCAATATCTGTTGACAGTAATCAATTTCTTCATCAGCAAACCCTGCCTGTTTTGCCATGCGGATAATGCCTTCTATGGTCATACATCCTCCAGCTTGTAGTTGAGTTTGTGATTCTGAAACCGCATGGCTGCCTCAATGTCTAATTCAGCATAAGCCTCTTCTGACATACATCCAACAATATCACGCCCAGAGAACCAAACTTCTTTTACAGACTCGTTGTAGGTAGATTTGTCCTCGTCTATCTCGTATTCATAGACTACTGTCACTACTTCGCTACCTTGACCGATTGTTGTGTCAAATTCCCAAGTATTTTCCATGATGTAACTCCTGTTAAAAATTAAATCTTACCTAATTGCTTGCGTAATATCATAGGGATTTACCCTAATCTCCGCAAAAACACGCTATTGACTCCTCGTCTGGGTCGAATAGTCCCTGTTGTTTGGCATTGAAGTGCATCATGTCCACATAACTTGGGTGTGCCTGGTTAAACCTAGCACCGACCTTTTTCTCCATGTTTGCCCACCAAACCGCTCTTTCAGGTTTGTCGATAATCAGCCCCATCAAGTGATCTGCCTTTTTCAAGAAACAAAGATCACAATTGCTCAACAATGAATTCCCATTGACAGTTATTGTCTCAAGGTCAAATGGCTGCTTAGACCAAAAGTCTAGGACATCGTTAACGCCAATCCCTGCGGTCGCAAGTGGTGTTTCTTTGATGTCTTTGTTGTTTTTCATCTTTGCAACCCGTCTTTGCTCGTCTGCTCTGATGCCAACAAAAGTTACATAGTCCTCATGTCCGAGGCTTTTCATGTACTTGTCTATGGGCAAAATCTTGAGTTCTTGGGTGCAAAACCTCGCAAATGTGTTTGGTAGATACTTTTTACGCTCTACCATCGCCTCAAATGGTTCTCCCTCTCTGCTTGCAGTCTGGTAATTGACGATCTTCCATCGGTCTTTTACCTCGTCTACCCCATCGTATTCAATCCAAGTTATAGGAACTCCCCAATGGGTTTCGCAATCATGGACAAACTTTAGAGTCGCTGGGTCTTCCTTGCCTGTATTGGCAAAACAGACGATAGCCTCGGGCGGTAGGCTCATCTGGTGAGCCTCTAGAATCTTGTAAAGCATGAATGCCGAAGTTCTGCCTCCTGAGAAGCTGATACAAGTTGGCTCAATAATCATAAATGGGTTGCTCATTCCAAACACTCCTTAACGCAAATATCAACACCTGGCAGACTTGAATAAACCTTCGTAACGTGAATGTTGATGATCTGTGAGTCGTCCTTATAGACCACGGATACCATTCCGTCCTCCACGCTCTTGAGAATATTTGAGGCATCAGGCTTCTTTGTTGGCTTCTCTGAGCCGTTTTCAATGGCTTGTAGTCTCTTTTTGGTACATGACTTAGGGATTGGCACTCGAATGTAAAGATACAAGCTCACAGGGGTTTCCAAAGGTTCTGAGCTGCCCATTGCCTCGATTGCAGAATCCTTGATTAAGGTTTCATAGGTTCTTGTCTTCTCAGGGGTGTAAGTTTGAACAAAGTTTCCCCTCTTGACGTATCTAGCCCTTTGTTTACCAACAGGGTTAGCGTCTACTTTGAATGTCACCATGAAGCTCATTTGATTAAATCCTCAACTTTTTGTATCTTTTGTCCAATCCAGTTCATAACTGGGACTGCCATGCTATTCCCTAATGCTTTGTATCTTGGGCCATCAGGGGTTTGTTTGCCCTTGGGTTTGATGTCGGTGTAATGGTCTGGGAAGCCCTGTAATCTCTCGCACTCTACACAAGTCAATCTCCTGACGGCAATCTTCTGAGCAACAAAAGTCTGTGCATGATGGGATTGAGGGCTAGGTTGTAGGGCTTTGAGGGCATTGGCAACCTCTAGTTCTGTGGCACTAAAAGTATTTGCTTTTGCGTCTTCTCGGATCGAATAAGCTGATAAATGCTCCATTGATTGCACTATTGCAGGAGGATGAGCTCCTGCCGCCAATGGATGGCATGGATCACCTGATTTTGGATTATTGCCATTTTGTGGACTCGTAATTTGAGTTGTATCAAATGGGATTGGTTGGGCAATAAGGTCTGTTGCATCTTTCCAATCTCTAGCTTTCATTGCACTAGCCGTACCATCAATTTGATACTCACCAAAAGCAGTCATTCTGGCGGCAATAGGTGTTTCTATAAACCATTGATCTTCGCAGTTGAATCCGACACGACTGACTCCAGTGCCGCTTGAAGAGAGGGTGGGAGTAACTTTCCTCGCTTCTCTGCTCGGTTTAGGATGCCCTGACAAGCTCTCCCGCTCAAAAAGAACCGCTGCGGCAGGTCGCCAGTCTCCAAGATATCCGATAACGAACACACGTTTGCGTCTTTGGGCCACTCCGAAGTATTGAGCGTCAAGCACCCTATATGCGAACCCATACCCGCAGACTGCCAACCCTCCGAGGAAGCTACCAAAGTCCCGTCCATCAGCGGAGGACAAAACGCCAGGGACATTCTCCCAGACCAACCAGCGGGGGCGATGTTGTTTAGCAATGGCAAGATAGGTAAGCATGAGGTTACCACGAGGGTCATCCAATCCTTTTCTGAGTCCTGCGACTGAGAAAGACTGGCATGGTGTTCCTCCAACGAAAACATCGATATTTGATTCAATTTGCCACTCCTTAAATTTTGTCATGTCACCAAGGTTGGGGACTGTTGGGTAATGATGTTTGAGTACTTGGCTCGGAAAAGACTCAATTTCTGAGAAAGCCACAGGATTCCAACCTAAAGGATGCCAAGCAACTGTTGCTGCTTCTATCCCGCTACAAACCGATAAATAGTTCATTTAGGAGTTTCCTCCCTGATCTTGTTCATGCGGCTTCTCAAATCCAAAGTAGCGGATTCGCCTCTGATTCGCTGCAAGTCCAGCAACACTCCCTGCCACCAGAGCAACGCTTTGCTTGAGCCAATCATCGATTTCTTCTTTTGGTAACGTCTTAGCCACTCTTGGGCTTCGCAGTTCTTGAAGTGCTCTAATTCGTTCGGTGTCATTTGTAGGCCATTGAAAATTCATGCACTTTTCCTTATTTGAGCCATCTTTGCCAACACTTCTAGCGGAATAGGTGCGGCTTTTTTTGCGTCTTCCTCAATCTTCAGCAAAGCAGGGTCAGGCTCATTACTTCTCGCAACTGTGAGCCTCCCAACGTCATAGGGATTTGGTTTAACAATCCATTCTGCTTTTAGACCTTGGCTTCCTCTGTTGCACCATTCAGTCAAAAACTGCTCAAGTGTCCAACCTAGTTTTTTGGCTTCAGCTATTGCCCCATCAAGAACTGTTTTGGTAATCGGGGCTTTCTTGGTCTTACGCAAAGTTACCCAATCATTCCAAACTTGTTGTGAAACATCTGGTGGACAGGCAACGCTAGTTGCTCTCTCTTTATGGTTAGTGGTTATTGGTTTATGGTTATTGGTTGCTATTGGGGTAGCATTAGGGGGGCTAATAGCCTCCCCATTGGGGGGTGTTCCCCACCTCTTAGCCGCCCCACGTTTACCTGCCTCTGCAAACTCTTTGTATTGCTTGATTTCCTTGTCTGCACGAGGAGAAACAAAGCCATCTTCTGTTGAAATAAAGAACTCATTGAGGACAGTCATTACGTCTTCTTCATGCTCACGCATACCGATCTGACGAGCAATATCCCTGTGTTTTATGGGCTGCTCATGCAAAAAGTAGAAGTCTAGCAAACGTCTGTAAGCCAAATCTTCCAACAAAGAAAGGTGGTGGGTGTGACTTTTGTAGTCACCAATGTGAAACTGGTAGTAGTGCATATATTCCGCTTTTTTAACCACCCTTTGAAGGAATTGCCAGCAGGAGAAGGGTTAACTCTTTTCGGTTGGGTAGCAACTCCCGACCTAGCTGGATTCCATAATATCAAACTAATTCTACTTTGTAAACTCAAATATATTGATTGTTGGTAATTTCATTTGTTTTTGGTCTGCCAAGCAAACGTATGGCTTGGGCGTTCATAACCGCATACTCAGCCTTAGAGAAGATACCCTGTGCATTGCGTATGTCAAAAGGGTTTAGCTTGTCATAGGGTTCATCGTTGGCGGCTTTTTCAGCCTCAATCATGTGTGGCGCTAGGGTGTACTGAGAAACCCATGACCGACCCATCTTAACTTTTCCAATTGTTAATTTCTTCTTGTAGCTCATTTTTGTGCAACAAGCAGCAATAGATAGTCTTGGTATGCCTGTTAAATCCTCTAATTGGTAGGATGTAAGTGGGCCATTCTGTAATGCTCTGATAACTGCTTCTTGGGTCATTTGTAAAGGTTCTCCAAGTTAATTGTTCGGTTTAGATGGAGTTCTAGCGTTCTGGCAAGCAAAGCTGTTACAGCCGCATCAAAGTCCTCTGGTTCGGTTGTATAAGCATCTGCCATTGTTTGAGAGTACCCAAGCAAGGCTTCAGCGCATCTTTTTTCAAGTATTTCAGTTTTCATACGAGTAGCCTAGCATGATAAAAAAGTTGCGTAAATTAGGGAAAACCCCTATGTAAATTCAGGAATCTATGTGGCACATTAATGGTGTGGGAAAACAGTAACCCACGTTTAACAGGAGTGAATATGCCAGTTCTTAATGGAAAAAAGGTTGTAGACCTAGAAGTAGATGGAGTAGATTCAAGAGATTATCCAGATTTCTCTGATGCCTACTTCTCAAGTGGATGCTACGAAGATGGAACACCATTGACAGAAGATGAGTTAAATCAGCTCACCGATCTGGCGGGTGATGTTCTATGGGAAATGGCTTTCGAGAGTCTCACATGAAATCAGTATTTGTACAGTATTCTGAACATTTCTCAGACATCCACTACTGCCCTTATTGTTTGACAATCAAGGGAAATAAGATAGTTTGCTGCCAAGAAGCAGACTTCATCGAGTTCAAGGATTTAGACCTTGACCAACAAAAAGCAATCATTGAAGACGAGTTAGATACTTACAGGAGTTAATATGAATACTTATACACAAGACCCAAACCAACCAGGCACTTTGGTTGAGCGCAAAGAGTTAATTGCAAAACTGTTGGCAACAAACGTCAATGGTCATCTTGAGAAAAAGAATGGCCTATCCTACCTATCTTGGGCATGGGCATGGGCAGAAGCCCTCAAAGCTGATGCAGACGCTACTTATCGGGTGGAGATGTTCGATGGCAAGTGTTTTATGGACATTAACGGCACGGCAATGGTGTTCGTTACAGTTACCATGTTCAAAAAGCCAATGACTTGCCAGTTACCCGTCATGGACTATCGGAACAAGGCTATCCCCAATCCTGATGCGTTTGCGGTCAATACAGCCATTATGAGGTGCATGACCAAGGCTTTAGCCCTACATGGACTCTCTTTGTACATTTATGCGGGTGAAGACCTCCCCGAAGAGGGTAGATCAGTAGTGATTACACCTACTCATGGTGCAATGGATAATATTCCTCCAGAGGAATTACAGTACTTGCAAGAGATGGCAGTTGAATTGATTGCCACTTGTGAGCAAGGTGACCCCAAGGCAGCTTGGGATAAGTTGGAAGGAGAGAACCTTGATGCGGAACAAAAAATAGCATTGTGGACACTTCTTCCCAGTAAAGTGCGTTCAGCGTTAAAGAAAGCAAAGGAAATGTGATGGATAGGATATTTCATGCCCCTGAAGGGTACAAAAGGCTCACGATTAACTTGCGTGAGGACATTCACAAAAAGATAAAACTAATTGCTGTTCAACAGGAATCTACTGTTACAGACATCATTTCAGACTTTCTTGAAAAAGAAATTGCATACAAAGAATCTAAAAAGGAGTTGGCATATGGAAAATCGTAAAGATAATAGTGGTGTACTTTTTCGCAACGACAAGAAAGAAACAGGAAACCATCCTGATTACAAAGGAAATATCACAGTAGGCGGTCAGGATTACTGGCTATCTGCATGGATTAAAGAGGGTAAAAGCGGTAAGTTCATGGGCTTGGCAGTATCTCCTAAAGAGGAATACAAAGCGAAGCCTTCCGAAAGGTCTAAGGCAACAGGATTTGATGATGATGCACTTCCTTTTTAGATGATTTGACTTTTGATGATTTGTGATATGATGATGTATCACAAACTCAAAAGGACAGACATGAACAACGAAATTGAGGCTTACAGAAAACATAGAAACCTTAAGCTGGCTGCTAAGGAGTTAAATATTCCTTGGCAGACTTTATATGTTCACCTAAAGAAAGCGAATGAACCTGTAATTGGCGACAAACTTAGATATGGATCACATCGTGACAAAATTGGTGCTTTTGGAGAGGCCGAGTTTCGAAGATTAGTTCCATTTGCCATAGATCGAAACAGTTTTGCCCACCAAGCAAAATATGATTTTGATGTTTTGGGATTGAAGGTTGATGTCAAAGCAGGAAATTTGCGACAGTTAAATCAAAGATATCCACATAAATCATGGAGTTTTTCATTTAAACGACAAGCACTTATATGTGATTTTATTTGTTGCTTTTGCATGGGAGATGACAGGTCAATTGTTCATGTTTTACTTGTTCCATCAGAGTTATTTAAAGATTTGCAAACTGTCTCTGTAACTCAAACAGGGGCAAGCAAATGGATGGATTACAAAATTGAACCTGAAGAATTGGTTAAATTCTTTTCAGATTTGGCAAGTTGAGTTAATATAAACCTGGAGGGAGAGCTGTGCAAAGGATTTTCCTAGCTTGCAGACGAGCAGTTTTCCCTCCACCTAATAGGAGTTAATGATGACATTAGATAAAACATGGTTTGGTGGTGCGGTAGAGAAATTCTTTGGTTCACCAGCGTTTAAACTGGCTAGAAGAGAAGACCCTGCAACGAGCCATGAGGCGGCTCAAGCAGTTGATACCACCAAGCTAGAAACAATGGTCTATGAGGCCATTAAAGGCTTCCCAGATGGGTGTATCTCAGACGACATCCTCGGAATGTTCCCAAACTACCCATATTCCTCTATAACAGCAAGGTATCGTGCTTTGTTAGACAAGGGATTTATTGAAGTGTCGGGTGTCAAACGTGGCAAGTTTGGCAGAAATCAACGAATTATGAAGGCCAAGTGATGCTAGAAAAACCACCGCATTCCAAGATTAGCTATCCATCGGTAGCAACAAAAGACTTTAAATGGGAGTCAGGATCGGATGTCCAATCCCTTTGGAGAAAGCATGGATGGACTCCACCCTCGGAAAGCATGACTCCACCACCACCGCCACCAGAGAAGTATCAAGAACCTTTGAGGAGAGTAAGGTAGCCTATAAGCTACTTTGCCAGTAGGTAAAGCCCCACATTGCTAAAGGCGTACCCTGCGTACACGATAGCCATGTAGGGGTTTTCTTTATATAGCTGCTCACCCGCAATGTAAGCATAGATTGCACCCGTCAAAATGATTAGCCAAGCACTCAAAACGCACCTACATCAATCACTTCTCCCCTAAATTGAATATGGTCTTCATCAAATTTATGGACGAGTTCAGGCCATAAAAGCTGACCATTGAAGAAGTTTAGCACAGCAAAACCTGATCTGTGGTTGTTTGGATTTATCTCAGCATAGGTAAATTGTGGCCCGTCAGTCTCAGCCAAAGTTCCCGTATCTACCCCATATCGAACCCCGTTATAGTCGCTAAAAGGAGTCACTTTTAGGCTGTGAAGGTGTCCAGTAACCACCGAGACACCCGCATTGACAGTATTGTTGTGAGTGGCATGGATTCCACCCTTATATCGGTGTTTGATAATGACGTTATCGGTAGGCCATACTGCCCAACAAAAGTCCCAATCTGGGATATGGTCTGTCAGTTTAAAGCCCTGAACTTCTTTAAACTGTGGGGCTTGTTGGGCTAATCTGTTGCCAAACCGAATATCGTGATTGCCCCATGTAAACAGGAGCTTTACATTGTGCCTCGCTGCTTTAGCAACTTCTTCAATCTCACCCAACGCACCTTGCGTAGCTTTCAACTCTTGGATGACAGAAGTCTGTGGTTGGTCAGTTATATCATGGCGAGATATAGACGCTCCATCAAAGGCATCACCGTTACATATCACCGCTTTAGGTTTGAACTTCTCTATAGCCCATAGAAGCCCTTTAAAGGCTGTTGTGCGTTGACCAGGTATGAAGTGGGCATCTGAGAACACAATCACAGTCCCGTCTAGTATGCCAAGGTCTATTTGCTTTAAAGGAGAGAAGGATT